AGCCCAAACTACGCCATGAAATTCTGGCTGCTCGACCATCACGATTGTAGGTGATGCCCATTTGATTTTTAGATTTGTGTAATTTCCGAAATACAAGGATTCCATCGAATATGTGTTTCTGCCTGATTGATAGAGGATGCCATAGAGAAGTTCATTACTCTCAGTCATAGCACAGCAATATTTGCCGAGCGCCCTGGCATCAACTGTGCTGGTCACTACTGGCGTCCTTGGCAAAATATTTATCATGCCATGCAGCCAGCTGCTTGCGTGGTCCTCTAGCCCTTCCAAATCCCAGTACAGCGCCATCATATCGTCAGCAAAATAGTCATGCATATAGACTGCCTTGTTTGCGTATTTTTTAGATCGGTCAGTTGACCACATATGTGAAACAATCAAGGGCGGGTTTTTGCCGTTATCAGCGCCTAGCATAATGGATTTGCGATCCTTACAATACTCTGTGGAATCCTCTTGCCATTTATTTGCCACTGCCAGGATAGGTATTGGCGGGTTGGCAAAAAATATCTCCATTGTCTTGCATTTGAGGATTTTTGCATAATCTTCAGCGTCACTCAGGGATATGGCAATGTCCCCAGATTTATGGCGTGACAATGTGCCGGGCTGGACGCCTTTCAATTCTGCTACCATCTGGTTTTTAAGGCCAGACTTGACCACCATTTTATGTAAGTTATTAGGTGCCACAGAGATACTCGCGCTAGTTTTACTAGTAACCATTGTCGCCTCTTTGTCGTTTACCGTCAATCTGCTTCCACAGTTAAATTGCTTTACGTCTTGTGTCAAGTGCATTACAGTCTGCAAAACATTAGTTATGCGGATTATGCACATGCACTTGAACGACTATAGGCTGAAAAAGGGCTGGCACTATACGGATTTAGCGCGGCTGGTTGGCGTAAAACACGCCACGATAGTGCGCCGCTGGTGCCTGCCTTTTGATGACAAAGAACGGCTGATACCTCGCCAGGACAACATGGACAAGATCATTGCGCTGACTGATGGCGAGGTCATGCCAAACGATTTTTATTGCCGTGACAGAGGATGAACTACAAGCATATGTGGTTCACTGGCTGCAAGTAGCGTTGCCGCTAGGTTCTGTGTTTCATCACAGCCCTAACGAGGGTCGCCGCCACGTTGCTTACAAATTAAGACTTAAAAAGCTGGGCATGGCATCAGGCTGGCCAGACCTTGAGATATTTGTGCCGACAAATGGCTGGCATGATGAGGCCGCAAAAGGCCCGGTGATGATTGAGTTGAAGCGCCCGAAGGGCGGCAGCTTGTCAGCAAACCAGAAGGACATTCAACAGCGCTTGAAGTGCTGCGGAGTTTACTGCGTCACAGCAAAGCGCCTGGGTCACGTTGAGGCGTACCTCCAGCCCCTGGTCAAGCTGCGCGGCACCACGCAGGCAGATATCATCAGACAAATGTGTGAGGCAGAGGGTGGCTGAAGGGTGCGGTTACAAGAACAGCTACACGCGCTGCAAGGCTGGCTGGATTTACGAGCCAGATGGATATGGCTGCGTGCAGTCAGCGCTGTGTCCTGTTTGTGATGGGGAAGGGGTTGTGCCTGGTCCATTCGACTTGCCGCCAGGCAATGTGCAGATCAGTTTTAGCGGTGGCAGAACTAGCGCATATATGCTGCACCGCATTTTAGAGGCCAATGGCGATCTGCCAGAGCGATGCCAGGTCATGTTTGCCAACACCGGGCGTGAAATGCCGCAGACGCTGGCGTTTGTCCATGAATGTTCAGTGCGCTGGGGTGTGCCGATTGTCTGGCTGGAATATGACCGCGTGGACAACCGTGCGACCTATCGGATTGCAAGCTGGGATGACCATTCGATGTTTGGTGAGCCGTTTGAGTTATTGGTGCGGCGCAAAAAGTATCTGCCCAACACCGTCATGCGGTTTTGCACAACAGAACTTAAAATCCTGACAATGAAGCGATACCTCACTAAACAGCTTGGCTGGAAACGGTGGACGGCAGCGGTCGGCATCAGGGCTGATGAAGCCCACCGCGCCAAGACTGACAGCAAGGACAGATGGTCGTATTGGTATCCGCTGGCCAACGCTGGCGTGACCAAGCGGGACATTTACAATTTTTGGAAAAGCCAGCCATTTGATTTGCAGCTTGAGAATGTCAACGGCTCAACGCCGCTTGGCAACTGCGATATGTGTTTTTTAAAGAGCGAGAAAATACTAGCGCACATTGCCAAAACAATGCCTGACAAGGCCAATTGGTGGATACGCATGGAGCAAGAAACAGGCTCTACATTTCGCAAGGACAGGGACTTGGCAGAGTTCACGGATTTTGTGGGCCGTCAGGCAGACTGGGTGTTCGATGATGAGAGCTTCTTTTGCCAAGCAGATGGCGGCGAGTGTACCGGATGATGGTCAAAGACTTTGAACGTGACTCAGAGCGCTACGGACACCGCTGGAACCGCCCAACAGAGGACCGCCAATGCCTTAAGTGCAGGCGGCATTTCAAAAGCTGGGGTAAGCAGAACCGCATCTGTGAGGACTGCAAAAAGACCGACAGTTTTACCAGTAGTGCCATCAGCGGCGAATACCGGGTGATTGATAAATGAACCGTCTCGATGCTGGCAACAAACTAAAACCAATCCCAATCACGCTGCGTGAGGCGAATCAATTTGTGCTTAATTTTCACAGGCACAACAAGCCTGTGCAGGGCGGCAGATTTGCAATCGCAGCCTGTTTTGACGATGCCGTGGTTGGGGTAGCAATTGTTGGCCGTCCTGTTTCGGCAATTTTGCAAGATGGAGTGACAGCGGAACTGACCAGATTATGCGTCAACGAGGACGCACCAAAAAACACTTGCTCTTTTTTGTATGGTCGTTGCTGGCGCATTTGGCAGCAAATGGGCGGGGAAAAGATGGTTACTTACACGCTTCAAAGCGAGAGCGGCGCATCGTTACGAGGCGCTGGTTGGAAAGTTGTTGGTGAAACTGCGCCCCACAATCGGTGGGTTGCTCGCGGCGGCAAAAGAAGTTGGCAACCAGTTTACGGTCAACTGAAATTTAGATGGGAAGCTCAATGACACGCCAGGCAGCGCTGATAGAGGCTGACAGGGAGATCAGCCGCCTGATCGGGCTTGGTTGCGGCCTGTTCTACATAGCAGAGGCATACGGCGTGCCACCACGCCGCCTGGGCCATGATGGGCTGCTGGTAATCGATCACAACTACCAAGCGCTGCCAGAGCATCTAAAGGGCAGTCCTGGCGTGCTGACGCTGGATTATCTGCGCCACGCATTGGCGTACAAGATTATGGGGATTTGGGTGAATGAGAGGGAAGAAGAAGGTGCCAAGACCAACCGCCACAGGATCAGAGCCGTGCGTAGTGTGCGGCGCGCAACACTCGCTTCATATGGGGACATGGATCATGGCGAACGATCAGTTGCTATGCGCTAACGATTCGTGTTGGCGCGAGGCCGCCCGGCGAGAAATTGAGGGAGAAAAACATAGGGTAGCCCTTACAGAGTGTAGCGATTAGTGCAGCACGTTTGCAGCACTAAAGCAGCAAGGGCAGACATTACTTAAAAGTTTAAAAGAGAGAAAAGCGCGAAACTTTAGCCGCAATGGGAGTGTAGCTATGATTTTACAACCGCCAAAAAATCCGTCAAGTGAAAAATTGCAACGTGAACAAATACAACAGCTTATAAGCAAAACGGTAAAACACACAAATTTCAACTATCGGTGTGTCGTGGACAAAAGACGCAAGGATAGGTGGGCTGCAAGACAGGATAAAGTGTGGGCCAGACTGCGTGAAGAGTGGTCTGTAGAGGCCTTTAAAGAGGCCAGAACACGGTACTGGCAGATGAACCAGTTTCAACAGCGTCATTTCATTGAACAGCAAGAGTTTGCCTATGACAGACGTTAATAGCCTGCACAGCCTGTTTTTGGAAGCTGCCGAAACAGACAGACGGTTGCCGCCGGCCATTCGAAAGCAGAAAATGGCAGCCTGGCCTGATGTTATCAATGAC